AAACTAAGTTTTTGAACATGTTACAAGGTTCTAATACAGATGAGTATACTTGGTGGTATCATAAATTTAAACATTTTGATTTTCAAGGTTGGGCAATCGGAGGTCCGCAAAAATTAGTAGATTTTATGTTTGCGGTATCTTTGATGCTTAAAGAAAGAGAATTTGAAAATAAACGATTAGAATATGTTCACTTACTTGGTATTAGTAAAATTTCAGATTTCTTTATTTTAGCAACATTGCAAAAGTTAATGAATGAATTGACAGGCAATAGAATTTATATTACAACAGATTCTAGTTCTCCAGGTCAATATCCGGTATTTGGAACGTATCTTCATTCTACGAATTATAAAACACAAACATTCTCTGAATTATATTTTCCAAAGAATGCAGAATACCGCAGAAAGTCACATATCAAACAAGGTAAGACAGGCGAAGTTGCAATTGATTTAACTCAGCACGTACCTTGCGCAATGAATTGCCCAGCATGCTCAGATTTTACCTATGAATTATTAGGCGGAAAAACGCCAGAAGGCTTAGATAGATATTCACAAGAAGCTATGCCTAGAATGGTTGTACATAATACACATTTATATGTACAAGCTGCAAATGAAATCAATCAATTAGTTGATAGTCACGTTGAATTGCTAGAAACAGTAATTCCAAAAGATTTATATGATGTAGTTTTATCATTACACGAAATGTTTGCAGATCCAGACAACGCACCTCAAGTATATGAGAAATACATCAAAACATATAAAAAATTCGGTGGTAGCAGTATTTCAACTACCGATGCAGAACAATTTAATAAATTCTTTACTTTTTAATTGGAAATAAAAAATGGAAAAAAGCAAGTTACAATCGTTTATTAATCGTTACTACTTAGCAGGAAATTGCGAAGCGGTTACGTTGAAAGAACAAGAAGGATCAATTGGTTGTGAACTAATTGATATGGATCAAACCATTGTAGGTAAAATTAAATGGAATACCACTCCATTTATGACAGGTATGTTAGGTATTAATCATACCGGCGCATTAATTAAAATGCTTGGTGCATTGAATGAGAATATTGAAATTGAAGTTCAAAATGCAGCTGGTAAGAATTATGCAATGAAAATTTCAGAAGGAACAACTAAAGCAACTTTTATGTTGGCTGATACGACAGTTATTCCAGCAGTGCCTTCAATCAATGCAGAACCAGATTATGAAGTAACCATTCCAGTTAATGAAGAATTTATCAGTAAATTCATTAAAGCAAAGAATGCATTACCAGATGCGAAAAACTTTGCAGTTCAAATTGTTAATGGACAAATTAAATTCATTATCAATTATTCAACCGTAAATGCAGATAATATTTCATTTGAAGTTGGAGCAGCAAATCAAAACTCAATGGATCCGGTTTGTTTCTCTGCAGATAAACTAAAAGAAGTTCTTGTAGCAAATCGAGGAGATTCTGGTTATCTTAAGGTATCTCCGGATGGTTTAGCTCGTATTGATTTTACTGGTTCGGATTTTGAATCTACATATTGGCTTGTGATGTTGCAGAATTAAATTTGGAAAGTAATGTTACAAAACTAATACCGTATGATATTTATTTAAAAGGTTAATATGGAACGGTATTATGTTTGTGACTGCCCAAATTGCGGATCACCTAAATATTCTAAAGCAAAAAGAATGACTCCAGGTTTGTTAAAGCGTATGCAAGAATGGGAATGTTATAGTTGTTCAAAATTGAATGAAAAAAATCCATCATACGGCAAACCTAAAACTGCAGAATGGAAAAAAACAGTTTCAGAAAAAAATACAGGTTGTATTGGATATTGGACAGGTAAACCAAAAGGCATAATACATAAGCAAAAAATTTCAGAAGGTTTACTAAAAGCATATGAAACTAAAAAACGTATTCCGAATGGATATAATATATCATTAGGAATGCAAAATAGTTTAGCAACTAATTTAAGTGAAATAGAATATGAGCAGGTATTATCCGAAAAAAAGAAATATTATAATGAAGTTCATAAAATAACAAAACGACAAGCAATACATACTTTAGAATTTCATGAAAACCGCGGAAAAGCAAAAAAAGGTACCGATAATTATCAATTAGATCATATTATTCCGATATCCGAAGGTTTCCGCGATAATATTGATCCTAATATTATTGGAGATATATCTAATTTAAGATTTATTCCATGGAAAGAAAATATTTTAAGAAATAAATTATATAAATGTTAATAAAGATAGTAAATAAATCAGCCAATGCTCTCCCTCAGTATGAAACCGGGGGAAGTGTTGGAATGGATATTAGAAGCAATGACAATGTAATTATTGAACCTGGTAAAACTGCTTTAATTAAAACTGGATTATATGTTGAAATTCCATATGGTTATGAAATACAAGTAAGACCTAGAAGTGGTTTAGCACTTAAATATAGTGTAACTGTATTAAATAGTCCAGGCACAATTGATTCAGATTATCGTGGAGAATTAGGAGTAATATTAATTAATCATGGAACTGAAGATTTTCAAGTTAAAATCGGCGAACGAATTGCGCAATTAGTATTAGCTAAAGTTGAACATATTGCTTGGCAGGCAGTAGGCTCACTTATCGGTGGCACAAAGCGTGGAGAAAAAGGTTTCGGATCAACAGGTAAATAAAAAATATGTTTAAACAACAAGAAAATACACTTTGGGTTGAATCATTTCGCCCGGATACGTTAGAAGGTTATATTGGTAATGAACACATCATTGAAAAAGTTAAAATTTTCATTGAAAATGGAGATGTTCCGCATTTGTTATTTTATGGTTCAGCTGGTACTGGTAAAACTACCTTGGCAAAGATTATCGCAAATAGCGTTGATGCTGACTTAATGTATATTAATGCATCAGACGAAAACTCAGTAGATGCAGTGCGAGATAAAATTAAAAGATATGCATCGACAGTTGGGTTTCGTCGTTGGAAAATTATCATTTTAGATGAAGCTGATTATTTAACACCAAATGCACAAGCAGCATTGCGTAACTTGATGGAAACGTATAGCAAAACAACACGGTTTATCCTTACATGTAACTATGTAGAAAAGATTATCGATCCAATTCAATCTCGTTGTCAAACATTTGCAATCACCCCGCCTAGCAAAACAGATGTAGCTAAACGTTTAGTTACAGTTTTAGAAGATAAAGGTGTTGAATATGATATTAAAGATGTTGCAGCAATTATCAATGCATCATACCCAGATATCCGCCGTGCAATTAATGCAGCACAAGCATCTGTAGTTAATGGAAAATTACAATTAGATAAAGCAAGTGCTATTCAAGCAAATTATATGACTGAAATTCTAGAGGTATTAAAGAATGCTAAAGACAAAAAAGCATCGTTCAATAAAATTCGTCAAACGATTGCAGATAGCAAAGTAAAAGATTTCACTCCATTATATACATTTCTTTATGATACATTAGATGATTGGGGAACTGGTCATGTAGCTCCGTGTATTTTAATTATAGCAGAAGCACAATACAAAGATGCATCGGTTGTAGATAAAGAAATTAATATTATGGCAATGTTTGTAAATTTATTAGGAGAAATATGAGTAAAATGAATGTTAATATTGGTCCTAACGATATGCAACCAATTCAATGCAAAGAATGTGACGGATTGTATTTTCGTCAAGTTATGGCAATTAATAAAGTTTCTAAGTTTTTAACAGGAAACGATAAAGATACTATGGTACCAATTCCAGTATTTAGATGTGACGATTGTGGTGCTATCCCGGAAGAATTTCAACCCATAAAAATTAAAAAATAATGTCAATTCCATATCATAAAGATTTAATTACGATTATTTTTAAAACATCTGATCGTAGTAATGCAAAAACTAAGATAAAAACATTTCGCAATAAATCTATAGATGATATTTTAGATGCAAAACGCATCATAGGAATTCCGGATTCTGCAATTATTTTAGAAATGGGAATGGGACCGTATTTAGAACAACAATATCGTAAAAAATATAAATTATAATAAATGGCAGAAGAAAAGAAAGCAGCAACAATTTTTGATTTTATCGGAGGCGTAACGGATAAAAAACGAGAATGGAAAAAATGGTCCGAAACGGATCAAAAGAAGTTTTCTCCGTTTATTGTTAATCGTTGGTTGTCTATGCGAATGGAATTAACTGAATTAGTTAATGAATTACAAACATATACAATTGGATTATTACGACCACAAGAAACATATCGATTGTATTATGAACTTTTGCCTACAAACAAAAGCTTTGCAAAATATATAAAAGGCAAATCGGAAGATAAATTTGATAAAGATTTAATTACGCAACTTGCAGAACATTATCAGATTAGTAAGTCCGAAGCTTCAGATTATGCAGATTTAATGGATAAAGTTACATTGGACCGAATTTTGACAATGTATGGTTATAATGATGCTGAGAAAAAGAAAATGTTAAAAGGAATCAAGTGAGCGTAAATACACAAAAACACTACAAAGGTAACGAGAGTTTATATAAATTTGCAAAGGATTGGGGTTTGAATGCATATGAATTTGATATTATTAAACGCATTGTAAGATGTCGACATAAGGGTTTATTTGAACAAGATTTGCAAAAAACTAAAGATTTAATCGATATATATCTAATCGAGCAACAACATTATTATAGAGATTCAGTCAAATAATTTGGATTCACAAAAATAATTTTTTATAATATAGAAAAATATAAGAAAATGGCAAATCACGTTTATTCAACTTTCGAAATTAAATTTCCAAACCCGGAAGATACTTCTAGATTTTTAGAGTGGATTGGATTAGAAACAAATTCAGAAAAATGGCCTGAAAATTCAACATATATGAGTCGCATAGAAGCTTGTTCAAATTGTCTCTTTGAAAGTTTATATGATGGCACAGAAGACACGCGGGAATGGTGGATTGACAACGTTGGTGCTAAATGGTGTTATCTAAACGATATAGATGCATCTGATGATACCGTTTATCTGCACATTGTTAGTGCATGGGA